CAAAGTATAAAGGAAAGGTTAGCATTATTGACTTTAAACAAACGAATAAACCGAAACAAGTAGAGTGGATCGGGGATTATTTTCTACAGATGGCAGCTTATGGCATGGCTCATGACGTAGTTCACGACACTGCCATAGAGCAAGGCATTATAATGATGTGCAGTAAAGATGGATATTACCAACAATTTATGATAGAAGGAGAAGAGTTTCGTAACGCGAAGCACAAATTCTTGGGGAGATTAAATGAATACAACGGTCGTATGGGTGATAACAGCAATGTTATGGTGGCAGGGTCCGGGTGAGTATGGTTACACAGAATACGAGGCTAAACAATTCCAGGGACGTGGCGAATGTTTGGATTACATCTGGGACAACAAAGCTGATCTTGTCGAAGGACTTTTTGAAATGCATGGTCATAGCGAAACGGGAGAACGCCTCAAGACATGGGGCTTCTACTGCGAAGCAAGAAGAATCGAAATCACAGACATATAAGTGGAGATTTGACCCCCTAAAGTTTTTTTTACAAAAAATTTCTGGAAAGAGGCGGTAGATGGTAGATTTCATACTAAGTATATGTTTTTACAAAGGAAACACTCTACCACGGAGGCTTTTTCAGGCGGTAGACGGCGGTAGATTTGTCAATTTTTGGCAGTTTTTCACACTTTCTACGCGCGCGAATTTTACTTTTTATAAAATAAAAAGGGGGTCAAAATCTCCCTTATATAATATACAGTAGTTAAATGGTTAAAAGAAAAGAGAAATTAAGAGACGCCGAAGAAGTTCCAGCGAGGGGGCGCCCCACTTCCGTCAAGGTTGGTTACCGTACTATCAAGATCAAGTATGTTAATCCAGACTTTATCAAAGATGATATGACAGAAAGCTACGGCGAGTACCGCGCGCGCGAGGGCGTTATTTATATTCAAGATTCTTTGGTAGGACAAGAGCGCTGTAATACAACCTGGCATGAAATTTTACACGCTGTCGTATATGTTTATTCTCTCAATCAAGCAAACGGCCCTCTTAAAGAGGACGACGCCGAAGAACTGGTAGTCAATACCGTATCTAATGCGATGATGGCAGTATATAGAGACAACCCCTGGTTATTAGACATGTTACAAAAACATTTAAATGACCTCGATAACTGACGATATTCTCACCTGGTCTGAGAAATATTTAGAACCAAAAAATAAACACTTAGGTGACGTTCCAGTATGTCCTTATGCTAGAATGGCTAGACTACAAAACAAATATAGAATTATAGAGTGCCACAATTTTGCCAACTTTCAAGATGAGATAATTAAAGGTGCTAAATTAGCCAAAGATCCGAACATTCAAATAGTTATTATTGGCTGTGATGACATAGGTTATGAGCCAGAAGAGTTGTCTTCTGTTATAGACATACTAAATAGAATTATGGTCCCGAAAGATATTTATCTTATGGCCTCACACCCTTACGATGATGAGGAGGATGAGCCCGTTGAGTTTTTAGATACTGATGATTGGCAACCAGAAAACGAGTTTATGATGGTGTTGATACAAAAGTTCGATGAATTAGAAAAAGCTAGTGACAACTTACGAAAGACTGGTTATTATCAGCACTGGCCATCAGATTATTATGAGGGCACTGTTTTAAAACGTCAAAATTATAGGAGATACAGACCATGATGGGAATGAAAAAAAGAGTTCTTAAAAGAGGCGGAGGCGGCGTCATGAAAAAACGTTTAAAGCGTGGTGGCGATGTTGAAGCTATGAAAAAGAAAAAGAAAAAAGGTAAGAAAAAAGTTGATGCCAAAAAAAATCCAGGCTTAGCAAAACTACCTAAAAAAGTTCGTGAAAAAATGGGCTTTATGAAAAGAGGCGGCAAGGTAAAATAATGGCAAAACTTTGTCCAAGAGGAAAAGCTGCAGCGAAAAGAAAGTTTGATGTTTATCCATCAGCTTATGCCAACATGTATGCTTCGGCTGTCTGTTCAGGTAAAGTAAAACCCGGTGGTAAAAAAAGAACCAAAAAAGCAAACGGCGGTTCTGTAAATAAAATAGCAACCGGTTGTGGTAAAGTAGCAAACAACAGAAGAAAACAGACAACTTACGTCGCGATGGCTTAAATGGCCAAGAAGGGGCTAAGAGCATGGGTAGGAGAAAATTGGGTAGACATAGCCAATAAAAGATCTGACGGCTCTTATCCTAAGTGTGGTAGATCAGGCGGAGAGAAAAGAAAAAATTATCCTAAGTGTGTGCCAGCTGCCAAGGCAAGAGGAATGTCTAAAGGACAGAAAAAATCTGCCGTTGCTAGAAAAAATAAAGCAGAGGCAGGAGGCAGAAGAGCAGACAAGAAACCAAACAGAGCTGCAACCTTTTCAAAGAGAACAAAAAAAGCAAACGGCGGTATTATAAACATGCAAGATTATTATAGGGGTATGTTGTAATGAGACAAAAGACTGAAGCTAAACTTAAAAAAGTTATTAAAGGTTTAACTAAAGCGTCCAAGACGCATGCAGCACAAGCTAAAACTTTGAAAGGTGTTTTAAAAAGTGGCAAGAAAACAAGATAAAATGCCAGCAAGAAATAAGAAGAACTTCAGACCTACAAAGTCTGGAGCGGGAATGACACGCGCAGGTGTTGCCGCCTACAGACGTGCTAATCCTGGAAGTAAATTAAAAACTGCAGTGACAGGGAAGGTTAAACCTGGTAGTAAAGCTGCAAAGAGACGTAAATCGTTTTGTGCACGTAGTGCAGGACAAATGAAAAAGTTTCCAAAGGCTGCAAAAGATCCTAATTCAAGATTGAGGCAAGCTCGTAAGCGTTGGAAGTGTTGACAAAAAATGGGGGGAGTCATGAAAAACAACATAGCGATAGCAGTAGCAATATCTATTTTCTTATTTGCTTTTGCGATAAACTTTGCAATAGCGGACGTAACAGGAGCAGGATCTACAACTAATACACAATCAACAACAGGATCATCGGCTACAAACACTGCAATCACTGGTGGTTATCACAGTGAAGCTACAACAAACTATCAATCAGGCTCATCACAAACTACAACTACAACCAATTCTACAACAAACAATAACAACAGCTACACAGGTGATACCCGGACTGTGCCGTCAGCATCGGCGCCAGGTATATCTGCAATGTCACAAGATCTTTGCACAGTTGGTGTAGGTATAGGAATTCAAAAGCCACTTATAGGTGGTAGCATAGGTATTACAAAACGTGATCTTAACTGTGAACGTATGAAACTTTCTAAATTATTATTTGACTTTAATATGAAAGTTGCAGCTGTATCTATACTCTGTCAAGACAATAGGGTTTTCTCAGCTATGGCTCATGCTGGTACACCATGTCCATTCAATGGTCAAATTGGTGATGCTGCATTAGCAGAATGGAATAAGTATGAACAAGAAAGGCCAGACTTCGAAGAGTACACTAAAACATTAAGATACATGGAAAAGGTTGACAATCAAATTGCAGTTAAAGAAGAACTAGAGGCTAACCCTAATGCACAAATTATTACTGACGGCAACGGCAATATTATTAAGCTCGGTAACGACTAAAGCAAACGACGTTGTTGTTATTCCTGATACTCCCAACGTAGGTGACACTACGACTATCACAACTGTGACTACAGGTAATCCTGTAACTACTAATAATTTATTATCACAAGATTGGATTGATGGTAGTTGGGTTGGAACTATGTTTCCAGACTCATCTGATATAAATGAAAACACATGGCTGACTGGTAAGGACGGCAAGTATGCAGAGACTACATTAAACTCTGAAGACTATGTAACAATAGAAGAACTACAACAAGGATTTACATCTAACTTCGGTGCACAAATAAGATGGTGGAATAATGTTGAGTCCACTGTAACTATGACTCAATCTGTTACCAATGGTATCGACACCACAACACAAAGCACAACTTTTGAAGACACAACAAATTCTAGTTATCAAGTTAATCCTTACGGTAATACTTTAGTAATGAATCCTGATCCTGACATGACGCACGGCACTGCAACTTATAGATTTGATTTTGATATACAAGGCAACAAAAACTATAACGGAGGCCACGCCGGTGTGGATGTGCGGGACCCCACAGCAACAATAGATTATACCGCACTTAGTTCTACTACAGTTACTACAATAGAATATTGTTGGCAAAAGAATCCACCAACATGTCCTGGTCAAGATGAGATAGATGCTGTTGAAGAGATCATTAACGACATAGAAACTATTATTGTAGACTTACCTATTGAAGAAATATTTTATGAACCAGAACCTATAGAGATTGAATACTCATTCAATCCTATGTTTGAAGAAGAAATAGAAATCGAACCTATATACGAAATGCCGATCGAAGAATTTTTTTTTGAAGATGAATATTACGAAGACGTTGTCATGGACGAATATATTCCAATGGATGTTGTCGCTTTTGAAAGTATAGATTTGAATGATTCTAATGTAGAATTCTTTGACGAACTACCACCACTAGAAATGTTTGAAGAACTGCCTCCAATGGAGGAGGTGTATATGGAAGAAATAGTTATGGAGGAAATGTTTGCAGAAGAATTTACTGAAGAGATGCAAGAAGAATTTATTGAAGAAGTCTTTGAAGAGTTTGTTATGGAAACAGAACCTGAACCAATGACTGAACCAGAGCCAGAGATTGTAGAAGAGGTGGCAATGGTCGAAGAGAAACCAGAAATGGAAGAAGTAAAAGAAGAACCAATCGAAGAGGAGATTGTAGATGAAGAAATTGCAGAGCAACCCAGTAGCGAAGAAGTTGTTGCAGACGAACCAACACCGACAGCAGAGATTGCCAAACAAGAAGAGGCAGTCCAGGAGCCAGCTCAAGAAGAACCTAACGCAGATGTGGAAGTTGATTTAGATATAAAAGTTGCAGCCATAGAGAAGGCTATACAAAGCAAGATCAAGAACGAAATGCAAAGAGTCAGTGTGACGCTCGATGTAATTAACGAGATTGTGTCTCGTGAGATGACATCTACACAAGCTGATATCTCTAGCTATTTCAACACAAATGCTGCTTTGTTCGATACACGTCAAATACCTGGCGGCGATCCTTCTTTCTTCTTACAGGCCAGTCTTGCCAGTTATGAGAAAACAATATATGCTACGCAAGCAAGCATTGCAGGTACAGATCCTGTTGTAAAGCATCAGATAAAGATGCAAGAGTACAAGAAGAACACCAGCGATGCGTATAGAAATCTTATGGAGTTATTAAATGCAAGGAATGTTGAGTAAATTATCTTCTTACGCTGCACTACTTGGTGTCATTGGCGCCATTGGTGGTGGGTTTATGGCATGGGGCGAGTTCAATAACAGAATAGCACAGCTAGAAAACAAAGAGTTTATAGTCAATGAAACTGTAGACCTATCAGGAATTATAAAAGAATTAGAAGCTTTAAAAGCTGACATAAAAATAAATGATGCGGCCATTAAGTTTATTGATGCAAAGATAGAAGAACTAAAGGCGTCACTAGATAATCCGTTATTGTAATGAAAAGGTTAGATGTCGATGAAAACACCGCAGTCTCGATGCCGGTACGTAACTTACTTACTATTATCGGCGCTTGTCTTGTGGGTGCTTGGTTCGGCTTTGGAGTTTTGGAGCGCCTTAATAGTATAGAGTCAGATCTAAGATTGATGCATAAAGATTTAGAGGCAGCTAATACTTTCATTGACTCTGTGCCCAAAGGCGGCATGGTCAGTCCCCAGGTCCAGGAGCTCTACATGCTCGTGGAGTATCTTGGCGAGAACGTAGATAAGTTAAAAGAACAAATGGAAGCAGAGATACCAATGATACTTAAAAATGATATGGTCATACAATTTCATGAAGAAAGATTAATAGACTTGGAGTCAAAACAAAATGGAGTCCATTAAAGTTGTATTTGCAATACTGATGATACAGAACGGTTCGACAGTTGAAATGGTGCCGACTGAGGGCCTTAGCGATTGCCTTAAGCAGAAACGTATCATCTCTCGCAACATAGGAGAGGAACAAGACGGCATATATATGCAGTGCAAAGAAATTACTGCATCTGTTTACGAAGACATGGGGAGATTAAAGATAAAGAAAATTATAGAATGAAACTTGTAGGCCTTGGGCTAACCATGCACGATAGCAGCATAGCTGCTTACAAAGACGGTAAGTTCCTTTACAGAAAAGCAGAAAGACAATTCAATTCAAAGCATGCGTTTGGTGGAATGAAATGGGCACAGAATGTGCTCAAAGAATGGGACATGCAAGACGCAGTCATTGCACAAGCTGGTTGGTTGAAGGGTAGAGATGTAAATCAAGTCGTAAATAATCAAAACATTTTAGATCATCACTATGCACACACAATGTCGTGCACAGACAAACATGAAAAACATTATGTTGCAGATGCTTTGTCTCTTGGGCCTGCAGATAATAGTCAAGAACAAGAAGCTTACTCAGGAATGATTATTGATGGTCATATCACTAGAGTTGAAAAGTATGCAATCCCCTCTGTTTTAAGGCCAGCAGTTTGGTCTGAGTCTTTTGATCATGAAATAGAATTAAGAAATTTTTACAAAAAAATACAAAGTCAAGATATTGATTTAGTTGAATGGGCTAAACAAATGTATGCGACAGAGACAACTGATGAACATTGGGTTAATTTTGTAAAGACGATTGACTTGCCAGGAAAGATTATGGGTTTGCAGGCTTATGGTAAACCCAACCTTAATCAAATTGAACAGTGGTTCAATAATCAATATCCTAGAGTTACAGCATTTCATTCTACAAACAGTGAGACGCCATCAATAAATACTATTAGCACACTTCACAAATTTTGTGAGCAGTCAATTATAAATGACTCGCCTAAAGGTTCTTTCGGATATTCTGGTGGCGTTGCACAAAACGTTGTCATCAATAGAGCTTTGATAGATGCAGGATATAGACCAACTATTTATCCTTGGGCTTATGATGGTGGCTGTAGCATAGGAGCTTTGAATTATCTGTTGGATCAACATGACATACCGCGTTACAATGATTGGGTCCAGGACGATATAGCTCCAGAAACTACTCCTAATTTGTCCACCATAAAAAGAGTCGCAGAGTTAATTGCACAAAACAAAATTGTAGGTTGGTATCAGGGTCATGGTGAGGTCGGTCCAAGAGCATTGGGACAAAGAAGTATTCTATTTAATCCAACACACATTGACGGAAAGAACATTGTTAATAAAATTAAAAAGAGAGAATGGTGGCGTCCTTTTGGTGCGAGTGTAAAGGAGGATCAAGCTGATAAGTTCTTTGACATTCCTGTTAGTAGACACATGCTTATAAATTCAAACGTTAAATACTCAGGTATACCTGCAGTCACCCATGTCGATGGCACTTGTCGTCATCAAACTGTGCCTGAAAAAAATAAAGTTTATTATGAATTATTAACAGAAGTAGAAAAATTAATTGATGTTCCTATTGTTTTGAACACGTCTTTGAATATGAAAGGTAAACCTATTTGTTCTACAATAGCACAAGCAAAAGAAATACCTTTGGATGCAATATGTATAGGAGGAGAACTTTATGAGAATTTGCATAGTTAACCCAGGCAGGTGTGGTGGCACTTGGCTGTTGTACTATTTACATAGTAAACTACCAGAAGATTATTGTGTGCAATATGAAGTAATAAAAAATGAATTACCTAATTTTAAAAATATTATTTTTAAATATCAATATTTGTACACACACCAACCATTACAGGGTGCAGATAAGTATATTGTTTTAGATCGCAAAGACAAAGACGCTTGGTTGTACAGCACTTACATGTCAGCTGTACATTCACATCACCACGGCGCATTGCCTAAGAAGCAATACGCTTTTAGTTTAATAGATTGGAATCATTCTAAACTAGGTATGAGCAAGGTGTACGATGAGATTTGGGTACCAGAAAGAGAGCGTCTTGTGGCAGCTGGTGCAGACATGGTTTGGTATGAAGACATGAAGATGGACGAAGATGTCTATTTTCAGGGCGTAAAATTAGAGCCAGTATGGTCTTGTAATACAGAGTAAATTAACTTATAGTTACCTTATGGGTTTACCCAAACAATTATCAGAACAACAAAAAAAGTTTGCGGAGTTATTGGTTTACAATGAGGGACGTAAGACACCAACAGAATGTGCTTTGGAAGCAGGTTACGCAGAGGGCAGCGCTCACGTACGCGCGTCTGAGTTACGCAATCCAAACAAATATCCTCTCGTTGTTAAATATATCGGAGAAATCAGACAAGAGATCCAAAAGAAATATGAGGTTACTTTTGAGAAACACATCACAGAACTCGGCCGCATACGCGAAGCAGCTTTATCTAAAGGAGCTTTCTCGGCAGCTGCGAATGCAGAGGTGGCAAGAGGAAAAGCAGCAGGACTCTACATCGAACAAAAAATAAGTTTAACTGGTAAGATAGAGGATTTATCTATTGAGGAATTAGAAAGTAAAATGAAAAAGATTTACGAAGACAACAAGGTTCTTATAGAAGGCGAGTATACAGTTGGCAAAGAAGAGTAAACTATATAGCGATCATGTACCTGGCCCAAAGAAAAGAACTTCGATTGGACAGAGCGTCAGGTCCAGGCCGAAGAATAAAAACAAACGACGCAATTTTAAAAAATATAGAGGACAAGGAAAAAAACGATGAGCTTAATTTTTAGAGACGTTAACTTCGATGCACCTGTTTTTATTATAAACAATGCAGTTTCTGATGATTTTTGCAAAGCCACCATTAAAGAATTTAAAGATAAATGTCGGCCTGCCACACATCAAGCAGGCGATGAGTGGACAAGTAATGAAAAAGAAATGCGAAGTTCTAACGTTGCATGGTTTACTAATCACGATCTTTTTAAACTTATGTGGGAGCATATGCTCGTAGCTAACTACTCAATGGGTCTGAGATATAAGATGACAGGGGCAGAAGTTTTTCAATTTACCAAGTATGAAGACACTACTAAAGATCACTACGATTGGCATAGTGATGGTCAGTCAGATCATTTTGCCGCTAGGAATTTTACTTTTGGTGAAGCAAAGAATTTATCTGAGACAGGTGATCCCCACTTAGCCGGNACGGTTAGAAAAATTAGTGCGTCTGTTATGTTGAATGATGATTTCAAGGGTGGTGAGTTTCAGGTTAGATGGTTTCAAAACAAAGAGGTGCAGGTAAGAAGCATACCTGCAAAGAAGGGCGATATGATAATCTTTCCATCTTGGTTGGAACATAGAGTCAAGCCAGTCACAGAAAACACAAGATATTCAGTCGTTGTTTGGTATGCGGGGCCTCCATTAGTA